TCCGTTGAGATCTACCAAGGCATCGCATGTGCCTGAATGTCCCAGGGGGTGGTGGACGTTGAATTCGATGGCATGAATGGCCGTTACGTTGTCCGCTATGTAGCTGCGGAGGCCTCGTGCATAGCCAGCAGCGCTCCAGGGGACCCTAGGAGCCCCTTGAATGGCTCTTTCGATACCCCAGCGGGTGATAGAGCCAGGGCATCTCTCTAAGCCGTCTGAGGACGTTTTCCAGCAGTTTCGTTTGTTTGCTGTTTGGCGGGCAAGTTTTACGCCGGTTTTAAGGATGTATTCCGCGTGGTTATGAGCCAAAGTTCCACGGGTGGCTGCCATGTCACGGTCTTCGCCTGATGAGGGGCGTTGCATCCACCGTTCCAGGGCTTCTTTCTGGTGTGGTGGTGCTGTTTCTTTTAGTACATGTGTGACGCTATGGAAGATGTTTCCTTCGCTGTCTCTGTAGACCCGATGGGGTCCGGAGTTGTCTTGTACCAGGGCCGACCTGCGGAGCTTTGCTAGCCGGGCGTGTACTTCAGAAGCCATTCCATGGTCAGCTGATGCACCGTTGGTTGCACCGGCTGAGTTGTACTAATACAGGCTATCTGGTCTCCTACAGAAACACGTACCAATCCATCGTCGGTCTCTTCGACAACTGGGTCTGGGATATATACGTAGCCCTTAGCGCCAAGTACTTGTTGGGACTTTGACAGGTTCTCCGAGGCCATATGTTGAATGGTGTCGATACAGGTTGTATAGACCTGTGAACGTGCCATGGAAAGGGTGATCTTTCTTATTTCGCCCGTCTGCGTAGTACCAACGCTCCAGGTTTTGCACCCTGGTTGTGCAGTCAACGATGTTCTCTGCCCCGTAGGTCATGCAATTACTATTTCCCAGTTCAATATATCCAATAAAAAAGCCACCGGCAACGACCAGTGGCTTGAGATGTTTACCCTCAGCGAGTGTACACCCAAGCACAACAAAACCCCTAGCCGAAGCCAGGGGTTCTGAAGCTCGTCAGGGGTTTAGTCCTAAACAGATGCCACACGTGGTGACCAGCCGGTGATCAAGCGGATGGATGTGTGATCACTGGACCTGCGTCCGTTTACAGGTCTAGTGGTAATGGCGTTTCAAGGGCACAAAGTCCGCCGAAACGAAATTACCTGGCAACATTATCACGCTTAATCGCGTTTGAACGGGTTTCCACCTGTCATTAGGCGATTGATGTCGAAGCCGTCGTCGCAGGACTTGGCCCAGGCATCGTCGATCGCCTTTTGAGTTGCTTTTTTGCGAGGAACGATGCGAAGGCTGTAGACGGTGTTGAGGCCAGTGCCTTCTTTCTCCATCACGAAGTCCCAGGCAAGGATGTCTTCGTAATCTTCCAGTTGGGAAAGCTTGTCCATCTCGCGGATGAGACCTTTTTGGGTGAGGCTCATCACCTGGACGCTGCCGTTCTCGAAGTTATATACCGGAGCGGCCATCGCAAACTTTGCGGGGTCCACGTCGGTGCCTTCGCGGTTTAGGCGGCGCTCATAGTTTGGTCCCATCTCTGCCTCAACTTCTGAGGGGCTGGGATCGTCACTGAAGCGGAAGGGTTTTGCTTTGCCTTCCTGGTCTTCGCCCCAGCACTCGTAGAACTCAAGTGGTTGGTCTGTGAGGAGTGCAAATCGCACAGATGACCCTGATTGGATCTTGCTGGGGTTGAGGTAGCCTCCACCACCACCACCACCTGAAACTGCGCCTTGATTCTTTTTAGAAAGGAGACCCATAAGACTCTGTAGCTGTGGGCTGCTGTGCCCGTTGCCTACTCAGGCTAGTACAACTTTCGAAGTTGACAATCTCCCTAGAATGAAAAAAGTCCCTAGTGCCGGTCAGGGCTCTAAGGACTTCAGCGCAAGTCTCTGATGAGACCTGTGCGGTTCTTCTATAGGAGTTTAACAAATGACAAAGCTGAGCGGCTTTGTGCGCGGATTGCCTGAGTTTTGGGCTACATGCCCCATCTACGCGAAGGGGGTGGAGCTTCCGCCCGACAAAAACGGAAAAGTTCGCACCTCTGATGGCAAGGTTCCTCATGTGCGGTGGAAGAAGGACCACATCACACCTAGCCACGCTGCTCAGATCATTGAATCTGCTCCGGATTCTTTTAAGGCGATTGGTGTTCGTACCGGTCCTGTCAGTCGGGGCCTAGTCATCCTCGACGTCGATAAACGTCTGGGTGCCTTGAAGCGTGGATGGACTGACCTCGAAGGTGCTCCATTCGTTGAGTCGGGTCGTCGAAATGCTGGTAAATATCTCTTCTATGTCCCAGAGAAGATGTGGGATGAGGTTTCAGACCTCAGCCACACCGCTACTGAAAACCTGGGCTACGAGGTGCTGTGGGGGCGTCAGGGCATCATTTTTGGTGCTTACGCCCACGGTGGTGATTACAAGTTCCAGGGGGATCTGAACAGTATTCCTGAGGCTCCAGCGTGGTTGCTGGCAGAGATGAAGGAAGGTTTTCGTCGTAAGGAAGCCTCAAAGAAAACTGCAACCGACCTGCTCGACCGTCGCTCCAGGGAGGAGAAGATCGACTTCGTCAAGGTCTGTCTTTCTGCGATCCCACCGCAAGGTGGTGAGGACCATTGGGTCAAGATCGGGATGATGATCCACAGCGGTCTTCCTGATGAGACTGGCCTGGATTTGTGGCGTGAGTGGAGCAAGAAAGATACCGATTACAGCCAGGACTGGGAAAACGGTGACCCTTGCGAGGAGCGTTGGAGTGCTGGTTTCAAGGCTGGTGGTGGCCTGACTTTTGGCACCCTTCTTTACCTAGCTAAGGAGGAGGATCCACGCGGTAACCGCTTCAAGTCTGAAGAAGGTAAGCGGGTCAAAGAGTGGGTCATGCGGATCCACGGCGAAGCTGACTATGAGAAAGATCGTTACGTCACTCCTCAGCAGAGTTACGAAACCATTCGTGAGGCAGTTCAAGACATATATGAGATCGACAACCCTGCCGAGCAGATGGTTGAGATGCACTTCCTGGCGATTAAGACCGGCTGGAAGGTTGATCGCCTGGAGGAGATGTATGTCGCGGACCAGGAATACCGCGCAGCTGAGCACCAGGGGGAGATCACACTCGCTGATTTGATGAAGATGGAGCTGGATCGGAAGTACCTGATTCCCGGTGTCCTTCCCAGCCCCTTCACCGTGTTGATCTACGGCGCTGGTGGTGACGGCAAGTCATCTGCTGCCTGGACCATCGCTAGGCACGTTGCAACTGGAGATCCATTCAAGGTCAAGGGCCAGTGTGAATCAGTCAACAAAGGCCCTGTACTGATCCTCAACGGCGATCAGCCGATGATTCAAATGCAGGACCAGTTGGCTGAAATCAATATTCCTGAAGACGCCATGCGGAACGTTGTCATCCGCAACGGCTTTGATTTGACCCAGCAGGGGCGCTTCATCGACCTGATGAAGAAGTACAAGCCCTCCCTTGTAATCATCGACTCCCTGGTCGGTTGCTCGGGTGCCAGGGCAGCGGATGAGAACAAGTCCATATATGCCAGGCCGCTGTACTGGATCACCCGCAACAACGGTGTGACCTACCCAGCCACCACGGTGATGATCATCCATCACAGCAACAAGCAGGGCGGCTTCAGAGGCACCACAGCTATTCGTGACGCAGTGGATGAGGTATGGGCACTCCGCAAGCTTTCTGACGAGGAGCAGAAGCTTGAAATCGAAGCTGGTTCTGATGATCCAAGCCGTACCAGGTTGGTGACGGTGGAGAAAAGCCGTCAGGGACGCGAGCAGAACCACCTGTGGCTTCATAAGAACCAGGACGAAACCTTCACCCTTGAAGAGCGGGCTAAGCCCCTTGCAAGCGATACAAGGCCTATGTCCAAGAAAGACAGGGCTTTGGAGTTTTTGCGTAAACAGCGTGGGAAGGGCTTCACGATCCAGGAGATCAACAACGCTGTTCACGGTGGTTTGCTTCGTAAGGAGTTTGAACCAGGGGTGAGAACAGCTATTAACCGCCTGATTAAGGAAGGGTTGGTTGAGAAGGCAGGAGTCTCAGGTAAGTCTCATCTGTACAGAGCATTGCTTGCAGAAACAACCTCTCTCCTGCGGGGGGATCCATTAAATCTTGAAACAGTTGAAGTAGTTCCCTTGCAAGAGAAGGGAAGTGAAGTGTTTCAACCACCTGTTTCACCATGTGTGTCAAACCCTGATGAAACATTTGCAGAGGTAGGGATTACGTCGTCTCAACCCTCTCAACCCTTGGAACCCCCAACTGTTTCACCCCTTCTTGACACACTTCGTGAAACAGGTGCTGAAACACTTAAAGACCCCAGTGATACCAATGGATCTGACCCAAGTGTGTCAAAAGTTCCGAGGATCCCCGCGAGAATGCAACGTGGTCCCGGCATGTGGAACGCCAGTTGACAGGCCGACCCACGATTTGGTAGCTATGGTGCTGAGGTCTTAAAGGCCTCAGCTTTACTACCTAATTTCATTTCAATGCCGTACGACATCAGCATTCCTGAAAGTGCCCTGTCCAGCGCTGACAGGCTCACCCTTAAAGATCTTCTTGATTCACCGTCGTTCCAGTGCTTCGTAGTCAGTGCACTTGGAAACGGAATTCAAAATGCTCATAAGTTCAATGAGGTCATGGATGAAAAGGACGAGTTCCTTCAGTTTCGGATGCACCAAATTATGAACGCTATTCCATACGAAACTCGCCGCGCCTGTTTTGACGAGGTGGGTCGGATCTTTCGGGAACGCAAAGAGGAGCGTTACGACCGCTGATCAAAGGCGTTGGGTAAAAACCCTTCTTTGACCATCTTGTTGACAGTGTCTTGTTGCCGCAGATAAAGCTGCATCAGCTTGATTGACATGTCCTGGAGTTCCTTGACATCAGAGCATCTACTGATGTCTTGCCGGAACCGCTGTAGTGCGAACTCACGGTGTGTGTCCATGGATCTACGGACTACTACATTTCCATCATGGCTCTGTTAATAAAGGCGGGGCACATTGAGGGAGCGGTGTCACGTTCCATGGACTTCACAACGATCACCTATTACAGCGTGAGTAAATCCGCAGATACACTCGCGGTTGTTCGCTATACGGCATATGACGACGTTGGTTCTCCCATAGCAGTTTGCGAAGATCATTATGGAGACACTCCTGAGGAATTTTGCCGCATCGAGAACGACATAGAAACTGCCTTAGTGGGCGGGATTGACGTCTCAGTCATGAGTCATTATGAATCGGAGATCTTTCCGGTCATTTCTGACTACTTGAATCTCTAACGTGCTACTTTATCAATGGTCCCTTTAGACCCATGAGCCACTCTTCCATCATTTCACTTGACTACTACGAACTCTGCCATGAACCAGTCGGACGTGTCGTCTACTTCGAGGCAACCATTGAAGACATCGTGCAAGTCTCTTGCGCCACACGCTGGGATCCAGCGGAATTTGCATCGGCTGCGTGCACAAGCGACTTACTACTCGATGAGGACGAAAAAACTCCTGAAACGCTTGATGACTTCATGGCCCTCGCGGAACTGGTAGAAACATGGAATCCAGTACTTGACGACTATTGATGCCTATCAACATGGCTGGCTACTACCACCGTGCTATTTCACGCTTTGATCAGTTCCCGTTCCAGGTTCAAGCACTTCGCGACAACAAGTGGTGCGTAATTAGTTGCCACTCTTCTGAGAAAGCGGCAACCCGTGGACTCCACCAAATTCGTAAGTGCCGCCCAGGACGCCCAGACCTCTTTCGAATTGTTCCTCAATCAGATCGGGACCAGTACATCTGGGCCGACATTAAAAACAAACCTAACTAGCACAATGCACGTTTCTACTTACAAAGACGAAGGACCGTACTACGCAGCTTCTCGTGCTGTTATTGGAGTACGGAATCTCAACGACCTCATCTTCAATGTTCGCGAGGCTATGGAAGGCAGCGCTGATTACATCGGTGTTTTTGGGGAAGATGGCCAATGCAAAGGCGTTTGGTCCCGAGAAACTGATGTGGAGTATGGCGAGGGCGAAGACTATGACCAGCTGTACGTTGTAGGTCAGTACTACGATCTGCTACGTGACCCAAGCACCTGGGACTTCCGTAATGCCCTCAAATACCTCAAAGTCAGATGACTTAGTCAACTCACCGGCCCATTACACCCAGGGTCGGTTTGAGGCTATTGATGTAATAGAAGATGTCATTCGAGATGCGCCAGATCCCATTACCGGTATGCTACTCGGGAACACTCTAAAGTACTTGCTTAGAGTGTGGCACAAAGATAACCCGATCCAGGATCTCAAAAAAGCCTGGTGGTATTTATCCCGTTTGATTGATCACCTCGAAGCTAAGGAAGCTCAAAGACTGCACCAGCGCCTTACTGATTGCCCACCTATTTTTGACGATCCACTCCGATGACCATTCCTGTACACGACAGCTCTGCGGAAGACGTAGAAAAGAAGATTTTCTTTGCCCGCACTGCGGCAGGTTGGTATCTTGACGATTCTGGTTGGTACTCGCCTGAAGGCGTTCACGAGCAGGATTGGGAGGGTATCTTCCCCGAAGAGCATCTTTTCTAAGGGGACGTGAGTTACAAAACATATTTCGGTATCGAGCACCTTGACCTGCTCGAACACGCGACTCTTATCGCGTTTGACACGGAGACCACGCAACTTCAACCCAAAAATGGCGGTCTTCGTTTGCTGCAGCTAGGCAGCGACACTTCTAAAACCGTTGTTGTTATTGACTTTTTTGATTTAGAGGAGTCGGACTTTCCTCGGCTGGAGCGGTTTTTTAATAACGGTCCCAGGCATTGGTGGGCTCACAACGCCGTGTTTGACCTTGGCTGGTTGCAGGCACACAACCTCTATCCCAAGGGGCACGTTTTCTGCACCATGCTTGCCAGCAAGCTCCACAACAACGGCAAAGCACAGACCAAGCATCGCCTCGATGTATTAGCCAAACGGTATTTAGGCAAAACTCTATCCAAAGAGCAGCAGGCCTCTGACTGGAGTGCGGATCAGCTGTCCCAGGAGCAGTTGACCTATGCGGCTAAGGACGTTGAGGTTTTGCTGGATCTTGTGCCTCGGATCAATCATTTCCTGCGTAAGCATGATCTGTTTGATGCGTTCCACCTGGAGTGCGGGGCTCTTCCCGCCATGGCTCAAATGTGGCGGACCGGTCTTCCCTGGAACCGTGATGCCCTCGAACAACTTCGCAAGGACTACGTCTATGAAATCGAACAACTTGGAAAAGAGTTCCTGTTGGAGCTCGACGAAGCATTGCCTGAGGGCCATAAGTTGCCCCGAGAGTCATCCGAGCGATTGGAGTATCTCAAAGACGAACTCAAAAGGATGGATCAGGACCCTGCTTACATCGCCAAGTGCGAAGCGGAGATCGAGGAACTTGAGACCCAGCCCGCTGTATTTAATCTGAGGGCAAAGGAGACGGGGAGTAAACGTCTCGGCACGAAAAAGCTTGCGGGCTTCAACATCAACAGCCCCAAGCAGCTCATCGAAAAGTTCAGTCTGGTCTTAGGGGAGCCGCCTAAAGATGAAAAAACCGACAAACCTAGTGCTAGTCGGTCTGCCCTGCAAAGCTACGCGGCGGACCATCACGTCGTGCAAACTTATTTGGCTTGGAAGAAGGCTGAAAAGCGCAGGCAAATGGTTGAATCTATACAGGACAAACTCGCCCCAGACGGTTTCGTACGCGCCAGCTATCTACAGCTTGGAGCTGCCAGCGGACGGATGTCCTGCATCAACCCAAACAACCAACAAATCCCAAAAGATGAAGTCTTTCGTTCCTGTGTTGAAGCTCCTGAAGACTGGGTTCTTGTTGATGCTGATTTTTCTCAAATGGAACTACGACTCGCGGCGGCAGTCGCGGAAGACGAAACGATGACCAAAGCCCTGCTCCAGGGCGGGGACTTGCACGAATTTACTGCGGAAGCAATGGGATATCCTACGCCGATCAGCAAAGAGCACCGGCAAATCGCAAAATCGGCAAATTTTGGTTTGCTGTATGGGTCTGGTCCTAAAGGTTTGCGGAACTACGCCGTCGGTTATGGGCTGAATTTGACGATCAAAGAGGCGACCGATATTCGTGATAAGTGGCTCAAAACCTATTCCGGAATTAGTGAGTGGCAGAAAGCGAATGCCTCTGCTGCTGATAAAACGGCGCACAAAGCTTGGACTGATATTCGAATTCCCCTGAGTTTTATGCGGCGTCAGTTGTCGCGTGAATACAACAGACTGACGATTCGATGCAACACTCCGATCCAGGGTGCTGGTGCTGCCGTTTTGAAGTGTGCTCTGGGTCGCCTTTGGCCTCTGCTGTTTGCAGCTGGGGAGAATGAGGTCAAGCTTGCAGCGTGCGTGCATGACGAAATCCTGCTCCTAGTTAAAGAGCCCCACGGTGAAAAGTGGGCGCAGATTTTGAAAGAAGTGATGGAGAGTTCCGAGGCTTTGTGGCTTGGGGATATTCCGCCACTTGCTGAGCCTTGTATTGGTAAGCGTTGGTCTGAGATTCACTAACCGGTTACTACACTGCAGTAGCTCCAGCATCGATGTCTTGGCCAAAACCGGCAGACAAATCATGCTGGACTACTTGCGGTATGAAATTGCACGCGCCACCACAGCAGATTTGCAGCGTGCAGCTGAATTCTTGGAAGGCGCCAGGCAGATAAGAGCAGGTTGTCGTAAGCAACGAAATAAGTCTCGTAAGTCTCAGACGCAGGGCTGGCGAAAGCACGTCGACGACTCCATTGCCTGGTAATACACGGCTAGTATCTTTCTTAGCAACTACATAAAGAATGGCAATTCGCCACGGCAATAAGACGTATATGCAGATTCTGCTTGACCCTAATCGCGCAGAATTACTGGCAAATTTGGCTGATGGGTTGAAGGTCCGTCCCACCGGTTGGATTCGTGATGTGATTTACAAAGAGCTTGAGCGGTGTGTGCCCTCTGATGCATATGCAGCTGCATTGGAGAAAGATAAGCAGGCTTGGCAAGACTCGATCCAACGTCGCGTTGAGGGTCGCATGAGATCCAGAAAAGAAGCGTCAGAAGCGTGACAAACGGTTGAATTAAGCTTTTATCCTGATACTTTAAGGGGGCCTTACGGAACCCTTGATGCGGTACGCCCTTGCAATTCAAAATGACCTATATCTTGCGGCTTGCTATGAAGCCACAGGTAGCGGGATCATGGTTACCACTGTGGTAGAAGATGCTTGCTCATATGTAACAATCGAGAAAGCGATCAACGTTGCAATACAGGTGCGCCATAGCCTTGGCTCTGTTCCCGCTGTTATCGAAGTGGAGAATTGAGTGGAAACGTTTAGTCGTTATTTACGTGAAATAGCTAGGTATCCACTCCTGACTAAAGACCAGGAAATTATCCTGGCGCGTTCTGTTCAAGCCTGGCTGCACACCGAAGATCCGACTAAACGTCAGATACGAGCGGGTGAAAGGGCGTACCAGAAATTGATCAACTGCAATCTGCGGCTGGTTGTTTCTATCGCCAAGCGCTACAGCAATCGTTGCCGTCGGACTGAGATGTTCGACATTGTGCAGGAAGGCAACATGGGGCTTGCTCACGGGATTAAAAAATTTGATCCTGAGCGGGGTTACGCCCTATCTACTTACGTTTATTGGTGGATCCGCCAAAGCATTACTCGCTACTTGAGCACCCACGATCGGATGATTAGGTTGCCGTCCCACGCTGTTGAAATGATCGGCAAATTGCGGCATTGGAGACCTGAGTTTCAAGGCACGCATGGAAGGTTGCCGACGCTGGAAGAGTGCGCAGAGTACTGCAAAACAACCCCACACCGGTTGAAGGAGTATCTCGATAGATCAGATGACGCCATCAGTCTCGACGGGTTTGTGCGAGCTGCGGATGACGAGATCACATTGATGGACAGCGTCAGTGATGGGTATGACTTGTTTGACGATGTTCAATGGGGTATCGATGTCGAGCAGGTTGGTGCGTTGATGCGAAACCTCAACGACAAAGAAAAGTACATTGTTTCGGGCGCTTTCGCATTAGAGGGAGGTGATCCAAAAACGTTCCAGGCAATGGGACGGGAGCTCGGTATCTCACGGGAACGGGCTCGTAATATTTACCACCGTGCTGTGAGGCAGATGCGCGTTAAAGCAAACACAAGCAAGAAGTTTTCCCATGAGCTGTGAAAAGTGCGGATGCCGGCAGTCACGCGTTGTCATGGTTCGGTGTGACACGAACAACAATCGTTTGAGGCGTAGGCTTTGCAAGCACTGCGGGCACAGGTACTGGACCGTCCAGGGACCAGAAAAAGTTATCTCGAAGTACCAGATCGATTGGTCAGGTTCTAGCAAGTCTCACACAGAAGAACTCACTTACAGAGGTGAACTATGAGCGTCTCACTTGTTTGGTCTACGCCAGATGCCGAGAAACTAGTTGTCAAGATGGCACGGGTGAGCAACCCGGCTAATGAGGACAATTGGGAGACTGGCCCAAAACTTCTCAAATATCTGCTCAAGCACAAGCATTGGTCGCCGTTCGAAATGGCCTCCATGTGCATCCAAATAGATACGGAGCGGGACATCGCCGCGCAAATTTTGCGGCATCGGTCCTTCTCGTTCCAGGAATTTTCAACCCGTTACGCCAAGACTGCAGAGGCTGGAACTCCTTGGTTTCGTCGTCAGGACGAAAAGAACAGGCAGAACAGCATCAATGACATCCACCCTTTTACACAGCAGGAGCTGCAGCACAAAGCTCAAAGGATTATTCGCGAAAGCTATGAGCTGTACGAGTTCATGATGAAGCGCGGGGTGGCTAAGGAAACGGCTCGTCGCATCCTGCCGTTATGTACGCCTACCTCGATGTATATGACCGGAACACTGCGAAGCTGGATTCACTACATCAGCATTCGTGCCAGTCATGAAACGCAGCACGAGCACCGTTTGATCGCACAGAAGTGCTTAACCATTTTCAAAAAGGAGTTTCCGATTATTGCTGAAGCCGCATTTGATAATTTGTAACCATGGAACGACCCAGCTTGCCAATTGAATATTTGGGAAGGAATCGTTATCGCGTGTGTAATCCCGGTGGCGGCCTCTGTGTTGATAGCAATAACCCTTACCGTGCGGCAACTGTGGCCAAGGCGTTAGCTCAGTGTTCGAGCCATTCCTCAATAGTCATTTCGCGGCCTTCCGACCAAAATTCTTGACGCCTGTACCACTTCTTCCAGTCGTTTGCTCCCTTGCGGCTGTTGCAAGAGAAGCAACAGGCGACCAAATTGTCGCGAGTGGTTAGTCCGCCTCGTGCCTTTGGCTCAACATGGTCGAGGGTGGGATTCCGTCCCAGAGGCTCTGCGCAGTAAGCGCAACAGTAGCCAAATGCTAAAAGGATGAAATCACGGAAGCGGACCTTCTGACGCCGCTTCGAGACCAAAACAGTCTCATCTATCGTGTGATCCATCGAGTTGCTTGATTGACGACAAAGACGTCTCCTGCAACTGTTCGGAGTGTACTTATCTAGCCTCAGTCTTTAACCACAATCATCCAACCTGTAGCTTTTCCTTCGATTTGCCATCGATCCAGGAATTGCTGGCGGGGGACTCTGTAATCTTTGCCGCCGCCACTTCTGTGACCACCTTTAAGCATGTTTGGTTCACCGGCGGGGTCGTGCATGATGAACTCGTCGCGGTTGTAGCCCACGATCACGCTCCAGTGGCCAAACCCCTTTGGTTCTTCAATTGGGCCACGATGAATCCAGCCGACTAAAACAGGCCGACCAGCACGGATTTCTGTTTCAACCATTTCGGCACTTCCGTCATATCGGAACGTCGCTTCAAGTCCGTAGCTTTCCAGTGTTTTGATGTGTGCAAAGATGTTGGTGGTATCTCCGTGGACTTTTAAGTCCCAGGCATACTCAACGTCGTTTTCAACGCGCTTATACTTCGCCGCGATCATCGCAGCAGAACTAGTCAGGCATTCTCGTAAAGGCTGAATTGGGTTATCTAGTTGGGTGAAGAAGGGCGTAAGCACCCACTGCTCCATGCCACTAGCAGCCCAAGCTTCGCGCCAGGCTGCATCCTCGCGTTTTAACTCCTCAGGAAGACTCTCCTGCAGTTGATGGATCGCAGCCATTTGATGAGGATTCCCGTAGCGGAAATACTCAAAGTATTGTAGTAGCGAAAAGTCGATCATTTTTCTGGCATAGAGCCGGGAAATAAGAGCTGTTCGATATAGCGCACGGCGTGGTCGTCTACCTGGTTGTCGCTTCTTTCGACCATGACTTTTAGAAGGTCGACAATGAAGCGCTTGACTGTTTCGCTCTTCACGAAACTGATCAGGATTGGTTTGAAGAGAGCAATCATCGTTCCAGGGTGTTTCTAGAAGTCTATGACTGCCTGTATTGTGCTTCAAGTTTTGCAGTTGTGCCTTCTAGTGTTCGCAACCTCTGGAAGATTTCAGAATTGTTTGCCCTCACGTCGCTATGGAATTCGTCTAGGCGGTCACTTAGGTTTTCTACTGCAGTAGCTAGTCGAACGATTGTTTCGCGTGTCTGGATGTTCTGTTTACCGGCTGCATTTATAGACATTGCAGCTGCAGTGATTGACGCGCCGGCAACGGCGGCTAATAATTCAAGCATGACCCCACCGTTGGCATACACCTATCATGGCTGATCAAGTAGAGAAGAAAGTTGTAGAGGACGAAGAAGAGGACAAAAATAGTTGGCTGAGTCACTTCGTCCGCATTGCTCTAATGGTTTGGGCGTGCGCAATTATCACCAGCAACTACCTCGGTATATTCAAGCAGTCTATTGATGTGACTTTTTCGGCGAGTTTGCTCTCCTCGATGGCCGCTTCCTACGGTCTTCAGGTTGGCAGAGGCACACCCAAAAAGAAAGAAGATCAAAAGAACGTTCCAGGTAAGTAGGATTTAATCGATGCTTTGGTGCTACACCAATGAAGTGGCTACTACTTTTGTTCCTCCTGCCTGTTAGTGCGCAAGCGCAACAGCTTCAGCAGCCCAGGTTTACCTCTGCAAGCGTTAATTCGACGACCACTACGACCCAGACCATTGACGAAGTGATCGCCCACGAAATTTTTGGTGGTGCGACTGCGACTTGGAGCGGTACTAACGTAAAGCCAAACACAGCTGACATCACCAACAGCAATACGACATGGGATATTGTCACCGCTGGCGAGGACTTTCAACTGGAGGTCACGAGCAGGGCAGCCGGGATTATCGAAACGATCGACATCGAACGCACCATCGAAACCGAATCCACCACTACTACCTTGTCGGTCTTCTCTCAATAAGCGCTTTTTTTGCGCCTGCTAAAGCTGCTGAGGTTAGCAACATTGCTGGCCCCAGTGCCGGAGCTACAGCTAATAACACAAACCAGCAGGTTCAGATCAACAACAACGGAGCTCCCAGCCGGCAGTATTTCGGTAAAGGGATTTCTTGTAATGGGGCCACTTTGAACGTGACCCCGTTTTATATGGGTAACGATGTCATCGGTGACCCGTATGTTCGCGGGAACAACTGGGGTATCCAAATTGGTATCGCCGCTCCACTCGATGGGGGCGTCACCGAACTTTGTAAGGACGTGGCACGCAAACGCCTTTACAAAGAATCGTTGGATGCAATCCTGGTTCGCGCTCTGAAGTGTGCTGAGCTGGCGGACAAGGGATACATGTTTAAGCCGGGGACTGCTTCGTATGCTGTTTGTTCCGACGTTGTCTCAATCGCTGCCTACCAAAAGTTTCAGGGGCCGGACGACCGCGTAATTTTGCAAGACGCTTCACACCAATCTTTATTACAGGCTTTAGAAGAGGAACGAGCCGCTTTAAAAGAGCTGAGGCAACGAGCGTCCCAGCGACAGCAGCAACAGACGATGCCCCAGCAGTGACGATGGCAGTCGACAGAATTTCACCTCTTGGTACTGGAATTTCGATGTCCGTTCCAGGAATAGTTATTTCTGTGACTTCTTTAAATACAGGTTTTTCGGTGGTCAGTCTGTTAATTGGCTGGCCGTTCTTCTGTTGGCTTTGGGCCTCCTGACTACGTTGCTCTTCTTCTTCGCGCTCTTTTTCCTCCTCCTCCTCACGTTCAATCTGTGCCTCGGCGAGCTTTTTCGTTACGTCTTGCCGCATCTGCGCCGCAGATGGAAGCACAGGAGGTGGAGCCGCAATGCTCGGATACTCAATGTTCAGCTGCGGAAGTTCAAGCTCTGGCGGTAGCTCGTTTACGTTCGGCAGTCGAATAACTGGGATTTTTGGAAACAGGTCCATAAGTGCCCAATAAAAAACCCTTCCTGGTGTGAGGACAGGAAGGGCCGGATCTCCCCTTACAGAGACGTTAGATCAAAAAGAGAATTTTGCACCAATCTTGGTACCAAAGGAATTCTCGGTGTCGCCGGTAATTCCGCTGAGCTCCCCGTAGATTCCGAACGAATCTGAAAGAGCAATCGATCCACCGCCCTTGGCTGAGAACTCAACAGAAGATTCTTCTCCTGACGGGGCCACGAGGCTAGGGCCACCCTGCACGTACCAAGCAGCTGAGCCTGCGGTGCCTTCGATACCGATGTGCATGTCGGTAGCGGTGCCGCCGTAGCCGCTCTCACTTCCGAAACCGGTGTTGTTCTCGATGTTGACATATGGAGAGGCCACAGCGGCCGGACCAATTGCCAGAGCGGCACAAACGCCGATAATTGATTTGAGCATTGTATGAGAGAAAGACGAATTCAATCTAGAGGGGATCTTTCTTTCCGGCCAAAATAATCAGCGCACGCTGGTAGTAGAAGGTGTCAGTTTTACCGGCGGCCTCAAGAGCCTCCTTCACCTTCTTCCAGTTTTCGAGTGTGCGCTTGTCCATACCATCATGCTGGTTCGGTAGGCCACTCCATGGTGTGTGGAAAACCTTCAGATGTTGGAAGGTTGCGGAGACTTTGTCTGTAACTAGTCCAAGCAGCCTTGTCAGTGTCGGACAAAGGACTGTCGGTTAAAACGGTCCAGTCGCAGGCAGCCAGCTTGCGGTTACGCTCTGCACGAACGCTGGCAGCAGCTTGGTTGTCGATCTTGGTGCGGTAAGCGGCTTCCTGTTCAGCAGCAGTCCCTTCTTCGTTGTCAGTGAACACCGGACCAACGATGAACTTGGTAAACCACTGGCCGTTGATTTCTTCAACACCGTCACGCACGCTGCGTTCATACGGTCCAGACGTACTTGCAGCAGGTCCATTCAGCACAGGGTCATAGCCGAACCCATCAAGAATGTCGGCTGTGATCTGCTTAGGGAATGACGTTCCAGGGTTATCAGCACGGAGCTGACTGTCGGTGATGACGGCACCAGTGGAGCGGTTGCGGATTTCCATGATCAGGCGATGGCGAAGAAGAGATAGGTGTGGCCGCTTACGTTGAAGCCCTGAGCTGCGGCAGTTTCGTTCACCACTCTAAATCCAGAGCTAAGCGGATCAATTACGTCAAACTCGTAAGGGGCAAAGCTGTTATTAAGGGTGAAATACTTTTCAGTGCCGCTATTGATTCCGCGTGAGGTGTCAAACACGTTCCAATCCCCAACCTGGTTTATTTTTTTGATGATGACAAACCGTGCACCATTTGTAAAGCCGCAATCTACGTCTACGTCAGTACTGCCGCCTGCCCCCGAATACGTACCGATTTTGGAAATGCCAGAAAGGCTGGCAAACAAAAACGCGACATAGCTCCCACTGGAGCTGTTGACATCAGAAGCAGTGCCAACAGTAAAAACACTAGAGGTTGGGGCTGTATTGTTCCAGCGCGTGCTTGTTGTTGTTTCGGCAGCATTAGAGTCAAGCCTTAAATACTTACCCGCGCCTGTGCCTGAAGAATAAACACGCCAAGCCCCAGAAGCATCTCTTCTTTTTACAATCATAAGTTCAGGCGTTGCAGCTAAATTATGGGTTACAGTTCGATTAGAACCTGTTCCATCGTAAAAAACAAGATCGGCAAATTCTGGCGCACGTCTGAACATGTATACATAATCGTTTGAGTCTGAGCTTGTTAAGTCGCCATAGCCATTGTTGTAATTAAATTTAGTCGTATTACTGCTATCAGAAACGCGTGCAGTATTCTCGTTGGCTTGTATGTATTCATTTGCGTGCCTATTTCTAAAACTAGGTCCTCCCGTGGCATGAACATTGAATCTATTCAACAGAAAATCGACAGGAAAGTTTGATGTGTACTGAGGAGTGTTTGTAGATGCTGGGCTTTTATTGTCAATAGCAAACACATCCGTTCCAGTCTCGGGCGGCTTATGCGGACGGCGAATTGCGATGTAGATGTAACTGGCACCATTTCCGTTTGCATCGCCATCAGAGCCTTCTACTTGAAAACCAGTTTCTGTGGGGCCTCCGTATTGATGCACAGAGGCTGCAGCGGAGGTGTTTGCGTGGATGTACTCGTCTACCTCGGCAGCAGTAGTAAACCCTCTCATTGTATCGAACATCAACCAGTTCCCATTAGCACTGGTCTTTTTAATGATTACCCACTGAGGCTCAAAACCAAGTGTTATTTGGTTGCCATCCGATCCAGTGCCGGTATAGCTTCCACACTTAATAATCGACTGATCACCATTCTCACCAAAGACTGGCTCATCGTGGGCAAATAAATACGCTACATAGGTTTCACCGTTTCCATTTAATTTAACGTTGCTTCCTATTGTAAATACGGAAGCAGTAGGAGCTGTGTCTGCAAACAAATCATTGTTACTTCTAGCATAGGGTTCATTCAAAAAAGTAACATAATCTTGTGGAGATGAAGAGTCTGTTCCTCGGTGATAGACAACCCAATCATCATTGCCGCTAAGCCGTTTAACCCAAACACTGCCTGGAACGCTACCTAAATTGTGGGAGATATTACGGGCATAACTTCCGTCTCCGGTGTAGGTAACGATGTCAAAAAATCCAGGGCACTTGCGGAAGGTCCATCCTACGTGATCAGCGTTAGTGTCATTTTCGTTATTGAGAGCTGAGCCAAGAGAGAAGCCATTGTTGTTAAAACTTGTAAGACCGTAGGTTGTATAAATGCCAGTCATGGCAAATTGTGCCGCACTGCTATCGGTGCGCAGAAAACCAGCGTTTCTGCCTCTAGCAGTGTCATATACGCTGTATTGAGTAGAGCTATCTCTTCGTTTAAGCCATACCATTCCCCCTTCACCGCTTAAATCAATTCCGTTAGTAATCGTCTGAGCAGATCCAGTGCCGTCATACAAAAACGTTGAAAATACGTCGTCAACGTAAGTGCGGTCAGCAGCTGCATTGCCTGCAGCGGCCAAAGTAAGCTTTTGGCTAAGCATTAGACGTAGCTCCCAACGTATGCAGCGTACAGCGCTGAACTAACTTTCCAGAACACTACAACGTCTTTTGCAGTCAGGGTCGGCGCAGCGTTACCTGAACCCGTAGTCCAGATTGTGCCGGTAGGCCATGTCACTGTGTTAGACGCACCAGCCTCAAGGTGCAGCACGATTGATTGGCCCGACTCAAGGGAATCGGTAAAGCTGGGGTTCCCGGTCAGGACTGAAACTTGAACAGAACCGTTGGCTGGATCGAGCGCAATCGTTCCAGTCGTTGCAAGAGTATGGACGCCCTCTTTAATTTCACCAAACGTCTGTTGTGCTGTAAACGTTTGAGCTACGTCAGTTTTGGCGGTGTCAGCGTCATATGCCTGGACAACGCTGCCAACATCTCCGTCAACGAGAATAGTGTTGCCTGCGGGCAGGTTGGCGTCGTATGCCTGGACTGAACTCCCGATGTCGCTGTCGACGACAACGTTCGAGCCACCGTTTTGCAGGGTGCCGGTAAAGTTGGCAGTCGTTTGGGCCAGGGTGACGATGTCATCGACACTCAGCGTTTGGGTGCTACTGGTGAGCGTGTCAACTTTTACTGTTCCAAACGCCATTGGTTGACTAGCAGTGGGGCAGTTGTATTAAGTGTAGGCCTTGTCTAGCCTTTCACGATCAGCTTGGTGGCGCTAACTGCTGTTCCAGCAACAACTGATGGGTTGGCAGCTCCAATATCCAGTCTTCCGTCTGTCTGAACGTAGTATTTCTTTCCGGGGGTTAGTCCAGACTGAGCGTCATTGATTGACCCAACAATTTGAGCGGTTGCGGTCGCTCCATTTGAATACGCTGCATCTGCAATTCCGATGTAATTATCAGCTGTTAAGTTTGTTGAAATGTTAGTCATTTTAATTGTGTATCCAAAACCATACCCGTTGTTGACATCAGCTCCGGTCAAAATTACTCTTTCTGCAGCCTTGTGATATGTAAGTGAAACGGAATGGTTATGGGCATTTGTGCCTGTATCTCTTGGAGTCTCGGCAGTTGGGGTAGTTCCACTAATACTTACGCGCGTAAAATAGTAACTGCCAAGGTTGTCAACGTAACCAAGAACAGGCTTGCCTGCATCAGAGTCAAAGTCAATTGAAACAGTGGAAGTTTGACCGTTGCTGATGTCAATCGGGCTGCCAAATGTTACTGAGTCACCGCTTACATTTCCGACAACACATTTAGCCTCATTCGAGTCTCCTCCATCCTTGGTGATAAAGACTACTTTGTTATTTACTGAGTCAAAACAGCCTTGTGTATGTTCAGGATCGATAGTGGTGATGGTTGCGGCGCTAGACCCATAACTACCACTAGTACCGCTTACGGTGAACACCTTTGCCTCAAGATCGCCTGAGGAGTTTCTATATAGGTGAACGTGCTTTTGTGCGTTTGCGTCGTAGACGATCGAGTTATGCCTTCCTGCTGTGCTGACAGCATTTACGATCGTACCAAACGTGATTGAGTTGTCGCTTGGGTTAACGGTTCCAACAGCAATATGAGGTCTTGTGTCTGAGCTGCCTCTGTAAACAACGACTACCTTGCCAGCGTTTACATCAAAAGTGGCGTCAAACGGTTCCTCATCGACACTTGTATCAATTTGAACTTCAGGGCCAAGCGTAATATTAGAGCTTGCAGTTGTCGGAATCGTACCAACTTTTGCGAATAAAGTATTAGCTGAGTTTAAATAAAAGAAAACAACTCGATCGTTAGTAGAGTCATACGCAATTGCATAATTCTCCTTGTTGCCGCCATCAACTGCCGCAACATTGCTGAAAGTATGTGTAGTTCCATCGACAAAAATTGCTCTTGCTTTTGTCTCGCTTGCGCTATTTTTTCGTGCCACAAAAACAACGGCTTGTGATCCAGACGCATAACAAGCCTTGTAAGACGTCGAAGCTAGCTCAAGACAGTCACCTGAATTGGTTACAGTGCTATTGGCAGGAGTAATCTCTGTTACCGACTTGGCAACCGGCGCTAAATCCCCATTAGTTTTTACAATTAAAGTGTCACCATTAGCAATCGCACCTGAAGCAGTGGCGCTGTAACTAGGGCTTGCGTTAACAGTAGTCCAGGTAGTCGTTCCGAGACCGTCTGTAGAAAGTAGTTGCCCTGACGTTCCAGTGTCATTGGGCAGTGTCAGCGTGTAGCTAGCGCCTGCACTGTGCGGTGGGCCTTTGACAAGAATGCCGTGTGAGTTGTTCTCACAATTCAGCTTGATCGCACCAGAGCCGCGAGTTGAATTGCCCTTAAAAACGACTTGACCAGAACCATTCGGGTCCAGATTTATATCACCGTTGCTGGTGCTAACAATATCGTTCCCGTCAACATCAAGGTCTCCTCCAAGTTGAGGAGTGGGATCAGTAACTAAATCAGTGCTTGCTGGAGTTGTAAACGACAGGTTGCCATTACCGTCGGTGGTCAGCATTTGACCGTTCGATCCATTGCCGTTAGGCAACTTCAACGTATTGTCTGCGGCGGTAGCCGGGGCTTCAATTTCTACGAAGCCGGTTGTTTGGCCTTTGAGTCGGATTCCCATCAGCTAATGACCCAGAAACTACCGCTCGGCACCGTAACTGTAGCAGCGGCGTTAACCGTCAAAGGACCTGCAGAAATGACGTTTTTGTTTGAACTGATTGTGTAACTCGTTGTGATCGTATTGTCATGCTCAATAGCCCATTGATCGCTACCGCCACCGGTTGCGCCGGTTGCAGCGTCGGCCCAAGCAATAGCACCTGATGCGCCACCGCTCGTAAGAACTTGTCCACTGGTGCCGTAGTTTGCACCGGCGATACCGACCTGTCCAGCCGGACCAACGCGCAAGCGCTCGCTGCCCTCGGTTGTGACTTTGAAGTGACCGTTAGAACCGGTGTCAACAACTTCGGCTTCGCTGTTGCCTTCGACAATCTTGTCAGTGTCAGCAGCGGTGCCATTTGAAGCTGCGGTAATTCGACCTTGAGCGTCAACAGTGACGCTCGCCAAGGTGTAGCTGCCTGCAGTCACTGCGGTGTCTGCCAACTTGGCAGCAGTAACTGCATCATCGGCGATCTCGCTGGTGCCGATCGTTCCGGAGGCCGCAGCAGTGATTCGACCTTGAGCGTCGACAGTGATGTCAGCTGCGGTGTACGAACCAGCAGTTACAGCGGTGTTATCAAGGTCGACAGTGATAGAGCCGCTGCTAGTAACTGGCCCGCCTGATGCAGTGAGACCTGTTCCGCCGGTGACGTTGACGCTTGTAACCGTTCCAGGGTTTCCAGCTGTTCCGCTTGATGCGGCGGTGATACGTCCTTGCGCATCAACTGTGATGCTGGCGTTTGTGTAAGAAGCAGGTGTGACAGAGGTGTCCGCAAGTTTTGCTGCGGTAACTGCGTCATCAGCAATTGTTAGAGCGCCAGAGTTGCTGATGGTGGCATCACCCGTCATCGCAACGCCGGTCGGAACACCGCTGCTGTTAGCGACAATCATCTGACCAGCGGTCAGGTTTGCCAGCTTCGTCAGCGCAATGCTGCCAGCCAACATTGCATTGGTGACTGTTCCGGTATCCCCCGAAGTCACCAGGGTGCCAGAAATATCGGGGAAAGTGAGCTCGCGATCAGCGGTGGGGTTGACGAAGAGGAAGCGGGTTTCGTACTCGTCAGCAGAGCTCCCCTCGAATGTCAGTGTCGAGGCTGTACCGAGAACAACATCGCCGCTAAAGGTTGCCGTTCCAGAGAAGTTGGGGTTAGTGCCTGCAACCTTTTCAGTGTCAAGCTCCTCAATGGCCGCTTGGACATTTGTCGACCCGATATTGCCCGTAGCCGCAAAACTGACGTTGTTTGCAGTTGTTGCCGCAAGCGCAGCGGACAAGTCAAGAACCTGCCAGCTTGAACCGGTTGACAGCAAAAAGTCCGGCGGGGCCAGAGCTTCAGCTGGAGCGTTACCTGATCCGGTGCCGCTAATGGAAACGGTTACGTAGTGGTTGGAGTTAGAAGCAGCAGGTGCAATAAGAGGCTGGCCAACAGTCAGGCCAATCGCAGTTCCCTTTGGAGTTACGGAAGCAATTAAGTTAGTGCTTGCGTCGTACGTACCAGCGAAAACAATCTCGCCGCTAACGATGTCAATCGCTTTAAATGATGTACCTGTCCAAATGTACAAGTCATCGTGGAATTCATCGTATAGAAACTCTCCTGTGTAGTTAGCAGTTCCAAAGTTGACGACGCCGGCAGTGTCCGGAGCACCGGCAAAACGAACAGTTGACTGGTCTGCAAGTTTGTCACCCGTGACCGCATCGTTAGCAATTAATGCTGTTCCAATTGTTCCAGAAGTAATTTTTGCGGCGCTGATATTTGGAATATCGGCATCTGTAAGAACGGTTCCGCCGGTAATAATTCCCTTGGCGTTGACGGTAACTTTGGTGTGCGGTCCAGCGGCAACACCGCTTGCTGGAATATTGATGTTGCCGGCAACGTCTACTTCCAAGCCCGATGTCGCGGGAATGCTGATTCCGCCGACACTGGTTGAGGTTGCAACTGGGAGATCAGTGCCAGAAAGTGCAACACTGCCGGTAATCAAACCGTCGGCGTTATATGTAATGCCGGCAGAGGTTGCTGGGGTAACCGTGTTGGCAATGCTCAGTTCGCCGGCTGCAGTTACAGACAGGCCAGAAGTCGTTGGAACAGAGACACCGCCAAGTGCGGTTGTTGTTGCTTCAGGTAAATCGCTTCCAGTGAGAGCTGTGGTACCGGTGATATGACCTTGTGCATCAAAGGTGATTCCCGAGGTCGTACCAGCAGTAACTGAATTGGTGTGACCAATTGCTCCGCCGACTTTGTCGAGGCCACGATCCAAAGAAGTGGACGGGACTTTTGCTGCAGTAACTGTGTTGTCGCTTAGTTTTGTTCCGTCAATACCAGAAGCTAGTTTTGCATCAGTAACGTTGCCGTCGGCAATTTTTGCAGTGGTTACGTTGGCGTCTGCAATCTTGGTTGTGATTACTGAGTTAGCCGCCAGCTCAGTGCTCTCAATCGCATTGGCTGCAATCTCAGTATTTGTAATGCTGTTCAGCTCGATGTTGACCGCACCAACGGCTCGGTCAGCGATCTTGTCTTGCGTGACGCTGTCGGTTGCAAGCTTGCTAGCTGTAACGCTGCTATCGGTCAGCTTTGCACCAGGGATGCTGCCATCAGCAAAGTTGGTTTTCTCGTAACCAATCGTGCCACCAATGATCTTCGAGTTGCTAACTGACAGATCGGCCAGCTTGCTGTTGACGATTGACCCATCGGAAATTTTTGACGCGTTTACCGCGCTATCCGCAATCTTGGGTCGAGTAACTGCCCCGTCTTGAATATCTGCTGTTTGTACCGAGTCTGCGGCAAGCTTGTCGGTCGTAATTGCGTTGTCGGCGATCTCGGTCGTCCCAACGGCAGAAGGGGCGATCTTGGCGTTGGTTACGGCGTCGGCAGCAATTTCGCTGGTACCAACAGAGCCAGTTGCAAGCTCAGTAGATGTGACGCTGCCGGAACTAAGTTTTGCTCCAGGAATGTCGCCATCAGTAAAATTAGTTTTTGCGTAAGTGACCGCACCGTCTGCAATCTTAGCGGTGGTTACAGCGTCGCTAGCAAGTTTGGCTCCCGTAACGTTTGCGTCATTAATTTTTGCGGTAGTTACTGAAGAAGACGCAAGTTTTGCAGCAGTGACGTTTGCGTCAGCAATGTTTGCAGTTTCAACTGCGTTGTCCGCCAGTTTGGCATTCGTTACTGCATCTGCACCGAGCTCGCTTGTTGTTACAGCGCCGGCAGCAATTTCAGACGTACCAACGGCGTTGGCGGCGATGCTGTCGCTGTTTACTGCATCGGTGGCAATTTTTGCATTTGTAACCGCGTCATCTGCAATCTTTGCGGTGGTCACACCGCCGTCAGCCAAACTTGAGCTGGTGAGTGCGCCGCTAGCAAGCTTTGCTGCAGTTACTGAACCGTCAGCAATTTTTGCAGTTGTGACTGCATCAGTTGCGAGTTTTGACTCAGTAATGTTGGCGTCAACAACCGACGCTGTTACGACTGCATTCGAAGCCAGTTGATCCGCACCAACTGCGTCATCCGCAATCTTGGCTTGGGTGATGCCATCGTCTGCAACTTTGGCTCCAGGAATTGAGCCGTCGTCAATTAAACTGCTGACACCTTTTTGTACCAGACCTTTTGCTGTGATCCGCTTAGTTTCGGCAGCGGATACATCATTTAGGGGAATATCGTCGGTGGCTTCTGCATCGGCCTGTGCAAGAGCCGGAAGGTCTGAAATACGAAGGTCAGCCACAGCTCTTGACTTCTAGTGTCTAGATGGATTCTAGAGTTAACTCTCTTGCTCTACCTCGAGGAAGCCGTCGCCAGTTGACTGATTAGATTCCAGGCGAATCTTGTCGTTATCCTCCTGCAATAGATAGTTAGTAATAAAGGCAGTCTTCAGTGCAATTGGACCAGTGGTGACAAAATCCATAGTCACTCGCACTGGTTCTGTAGGAGAAAACTCCAAGCCTGCATTGGTGACGCGGCCTGTGACTTCGTACCAGACAGTGTCGTTTGTGTCACTGTTGTCTCCGTAAGGCTTTGGCCCCTCTCCGACCAAAGTAAATTTTGCGCCGAAAGTGCTGCCCGTTGTAGTACGTAAAACCAGCTGGTTGATGAAGATAGGGACCTCCGTTGCGCTTGGAGGCGTTCCACCAAAACGAGGATCGCCGTCTCTGTATTCGTAATCGAAGAAAGCTGTAAGGCGGCCACTTCCGCTAATCAGACCAGAAACGTTGCGACGAAAGTCGTCGGACAGTGCTGTAGTGTCGACGGACTCCCGTTCCGTATTCAACTCAAAGTTGGTGACCTGGCCGAGCACTCGGTAGTCCGCGTCTTTCAAAGTTACGCGGATTGGAACAGGGTTCGTAATGTTGTCCAGGCTTTTGCGCCCGGCAGCTTCACCCGAGATTGCGTCATCGAAAGACCCAAACAGGCGGATACCGCCGGCCTCGTCGACGTTTACGTAAAACGTGCCGTCGGGGTGCTTTGTGTTGTCGGGCCAAGCAGACGCAGAAACGAACGCGAGGTTTGTGCCGTCGGTGTTGCGAATCTCGACGCGGTCTCCTGTGACCAACGCACCAGCGGGGAAGATAAAGCTGAACCTGTTGCGAGATCCGTTGACGTCAGAAGGCTGGACTTGGCCTGTAATGCTGAAGTCTTCGGAGGCTCTTTTCAGTTCAACTTTGCCGGTCTCGCCAAGGAGAACTGCCATTACAGGTCAATATCCAAGTAGTCGCCGGTCATTTGGAAGCTAAGGTCAGCGGTCATAACTTCGCCGACGCTGCAAGTTACGTTGACACTGGTGATAAAAGCGTTGAAGTCCAGGTCTTTATCGTCCCAGCGCAATTCGAGGCGGTGTGAGGTTGGGGTTGTGGTGCTTACGGCGGTGGCAAGAATGCTTTGTAGTGTGCTGTTGTCGTCGTGGTACATGATCGTGCAGGTAGCCGTTGCGGTCTTCAAACCTGCGCGGTAGCTACGTGCCCCATCACCAAGATCAGTTGTTTCCAGCGTGTCGACGTTGCTGGTAAAGGACCAGTTGCGAACGCGCACCTGCGTCTGACCGTTAAAAACAAGGACTCCGTCTTGTCCTGTAAAAACTGCCATGATGCGTGCCGATAGGTGGCCAGTAGTTCAATTCTAGCCGTCTAGATAGGCACAGAATTTACACTGAACGGTTGAGATACCGGGCTGCACGCTCTGTACTTTTGGGGCTTCCATATAACGCCATTTCAAACCTTCCGGTTCGTTAGCCAAGAAAGTTTTTAAGCTCCCGTCTAAGCCACTCAAAGCAGGATTATTGGTTTGGAACCGTACGTAGTTCCATTCGGAATTTACTAAAATGTAGTTGTTGACAATAGACTGTGCTTTGTCGTCGGTGATGTTTGCAAAGGTCATCGACAGCTTTGCATTGACGCGTTTGTTGCTATAGCGCACCACCGTGGTAGCGCCGTTCTGTGCTTCAAAAAGCGTTTGCGGATACGTACCAGGGTCGAATGACCTGCTCGTAGGCGCGATAGATGGGAAGTCCCTGGCGGCCATGTCTAAAGCGGTACAAACGAGCCTTCATTCCATTCTAAAACTTGCAGTGTTCCGTCATTTTTTAGAGGGACGTAGGAACCGCTGATTTCTACGAGGCCGTCGTCTGCGTACTGAAGAGTTTCAACTTTGTAGACACGCTTTTCTGTAGTAGTGTTTTTGACGCTAAATACATGCCCGTTCAACGCACCACCGACGATCTTGTTGTTGGACACCGTAACGGTGGTCTCCAAGACTCGTTCAGTGCCGGGCTGCCAGTGATACAAAGTTTTAGAACCGTCAGTCAAGCCATCTTTAGAAACAATGTCGCCATTTTCTGTGACGCTGCCTGTTTGGAAGCGACTGGTGTGGCTAGCTTCGCTGACAACTCGGAAGTATTCACCGGGCTGTAAAGCCATGGCGGCTTGCGGTGTTGTTTCAAACCGGATGCCGTGATCGACGTACTTACGTACCAACAGGGCGTACTTAGCGAAATTTCGTGCGTGCTCAGGCGACTTGCAGAAACCGCTCATGTCAAAAACTTCTTCGGGCAGTTTTTCATAATCTTCGGTTGAGTATTGAGGGTCCGCGCAAGCAAGACTAAAGGTCTGCACTTCTGGAAATCCGTTAGGTACGTCTTTGCGGTACAGCACCGTGGCTTTAAAAAGTTGCCGTTCTTCAGGAGAAAGGAACGAAACCTGCATGTTTCGCATGTTGCCGTCAGTGAACAGCGCTTTGATGCTTGGTTTAGCTGCAGGATCAATCGTGAAGTTATTTCGATACGGGACAGAAGGGAAAAGGCTGAAACGTCCGCCTTTGATTGTGAAGTCAAGGAAGTTGTAACCAGCGTTTTGGAAAATAAACTCGCGCAAGTTTTGTTTCTCTGCAACTACGCCGTCCCAAGCAAAACCGTTAGCTCTACAAAAATCTGCGGCTACACCCATTTCAGTGGCATCTACTTGATCAGAACCGATTGTGTCGCCGGCACCAAATTTTTTATTTGTTAGCAGTGCATATGCAATTTCAGCAAAATTGTTAGAGGCTTGCTCTGCTCCAGCTCCGTTAGAGGACAGACTAGGGATTTTGATCCCTTTTTTGATGTATGCCGAAATGTCGCTGAAATTTGCCCATTCTTTACTGCTATTGATGCGAATACCCGCTACAGCTAAGTCTCTATAAGGGGCTTCACCTTCTTGGTATTCGTTGACATAAGTAATGCTATGTTCAGGTCCGTCACCATGACTTGAACTCTCCGCATCAAACCTAAAGTAGTCTGCAGTTACATTGTTTTTGTTTAAATTCACTTCGACAGTAACTGGAATTCCACCTGTTTGATTAACATGCAATACAACCGGAGTTGTTTTACCGGGAATATTGAACTGTAAATATTGATCTGCTTGGTAACCTGAACCTCCATCAACAATTGCAGCAACCACTGCATCGTTACTGGCGTACCACTGCACGTTTATTACAAGACCTGTTCCGCCGCTACCGGCAGGTTGCTGTGGCACAGTTATGTTGCCGTCAAAAGTCGGGGTTTCTGGAAGTAGCAGTAAGCGTTGTCTACCAATTTGATAATACTTGCTTGAACCAACAGATTCCATCTCGATACCTTGTACATACCTAACATTTGGATCCGGAAAATTGTTTTTATTTTGTCCGTCCCAAATCGGGTGGTGATCACCTAAAGAGTCGACAATGTAGACATCATCCAAATCAGGTGTATCATCGTCAAGGTCGACGTTGTACCTTGTGGCGCCAGGTGGTAACGGATGAGGCTCCCACTGCATAGACTGCGGTACGGGAATATTCTCCAAGTTGATATAGGAAACCGTGCCACCGGTAATATTTGGAGGTTCACCAAAAAACCACTCTTTGTTGTTAGTGTCAATTTCAGTAAGAGTTTTTTGTTTTCCGTAGCAAAAGTATTGAAAGCTCATTCGAGAACCGTTATATAGGCCATCGTTTGTACCTTGCCAACCGATTAGTTGAACAACAGGGACATTTCTGCCTATCGTGCGTAAGACAAAATTACCGCCGAAAGGTACAAGCCTGTATTCATAAATGCCTGGAGAGGGCGTATAAATAGTAATAGAGTTGTAAATTTCGCGGGGTGACTGCCCTTCAACCATAAAAAAAGTTGATTGATTTTGTCTGTTGTAGGTAATGTCAGTCCAGTTACTTTCTCCAGCTTTACGAGCAAATAGTTTGAAGAAGCTCATTCTTCGCACATATTTGTTCATCGAGCCAAGTTGGATCGATCCGTTGTCGTCTTCGAATTCTATAATTACATCGTTATCGGGTTTTGTATTAACGTTTTGAAATCCGTTGATGCGCCTCCAAACCGTCGATTTAATTCCAATTTCAGTTGCGATGCATTCACGGTTATTTGTTACCGCTCCAATGGCTACACGCATTGGGATAACGGCGTCTCCAGGTTCGCGCGTCTCAAAGATGCGCCCGTTATCTTGAAAATTAGGTTGTTTTGTATTCGGCAAAAGCTCTTCGGATAAAGAAAAATCGTATCCCTTTTGTGATCCGGTAGTTGGCATCCAAACATCCTCGGTTTGTTGATTGGTGCATGTGTACAAAGCGCCGTCAATTAGATAGTGCTCACCGACAGCCAAAATTTCGTCAGCGTCAATACGCCGTCGCTCCACGGACTGCCGCACGTCCGTAGTTTTGTTTAGTGGGAATTCGTTATCGTTTTCTTCAGAACCGTCAATAGCGTAAAAAATTGCATTACCGGTAGAGGCTGTAATCGCTGCTCTAGACGGAAACGAGTGGACAACTTTGCGTTGCTTCTCTCTAGCTGTGTCTTCAGCTTTACCTTCTAGACTTTTTTGGATAAGGATTAGTTCCCAATTTGGCTGGAACACACTACCGTTTGGAATGGGCGAGAAAACACCGAACTCTGTTTGCGTTGCGGGTGTTCGAGTACCGCTTGAATATTTTTTAAACGTTTGTTCTTTGTGGTCACGCACCATCATTACATCATTGGGGTGCATTGACGGCAGATGCCGCATCGTGCTGCGGCTGTATTTTTGGCCTGCGTTTTCTAGGATCCGGTTTGAGCCCGGACCGCCGTTCGAAAAGTACAGCGCCAGCTTGTGGCCCGGATAGTTGTTTAAAAGGGTGTCGCCAATTGCAAAGCCTTCAAAATCAGGTTTTTGAGCAAGCTCGCCAAAGCTAAACAGCAAGACTGCGCGAAGCTCTTGGAAGTTTTTACGGCTGTTTAATTCAGACCACAGCAGCTGGGAACTGACTCGAACACCGTCATTGGTAAAAACCAAGGGGATGGTCGAACCAATCGTTGCTAGTTCTTGGACGCTGCTAAAACTTGATTGTTTTGCAAATCGGGTACGGCCAGTTGCGTCGGCTGTTTCTAAACGTTTTTGTTCTGGGGGAGCTTTTGGTTTTGGTGCGAGCAGCGTGCCGATATAAGTAAGCGCTATGCCGACAACTAAATTGACGACAAAAAGAGTTGTTGCATCATTTGTTACGTCAGGAACTAGCTCATATTCTTTGGCGCGTTGACCGTTATAAGCTGCTGCTTTGTCAACGAAATACCAGTACTCATCCTCGGTTAAACCGATTGCGTTGCAGAGGTCGGCTTCGTACTGCAGTAAAACGCGACGACCTGCAGGTTTTCGATGGGGGACCATCTCACCGCCGACCCGACGAAGCTTAGACATCCCTCTTCGAAATAAACCGCCAAGCCGTAACCCTCATCGGATTGGCAAAGCGCGACTGAACCTATTGTAGGTTCGAGGGTTTTTTCACCCCAACGCTCCAATTCTTCTTGAAAAACCGAATAATCTTTGTTTTTCAATCGGCGGTACCAACTTCTACGAGGTGGCGTTGACGGAATACCGTAAAAATCTAGGACTGTACGGGCGAGCGATAAGCAGTCTGCAGTGCCATGCTTTTGTGGGTCGCTGCCTAGTCGGTACTGCATACCGATTAGCTCATAGGGATTCACGCGCTTTGAATTTGCCCGCTTGTCGGCAACGACCCGACATTCGAAGTTGTCAAAACTCGGTGAGGTACAGACGCCCCAACGGCATCGATGCTGCTGCTTAAAGTAACCTCAATAGTTTCAAAGTCATACACTAAAGAAGCAGCCAACCATTTTTCCGTTGTTAAAACGCGGGCAACAGTGAACTGCGGCAGCTGCATACTGCAGGTCGTTACTTCGATATTCCATTTGTTGACAACAGCCTGGTTGGCGTAACTCATTGATATTGGGTTGTTCGAAAGCACCAGCTGGGCTTCCATGTTGTCGCCAGTCCGGTTTTTGGCTGCACCTTGGTAGATAAAGGACAGGTACTTGTGGGGGACTCCCGCTCTAGAAATTGTTATGCCGGTCTGGCTGTTTTGAAAACGGTGGATGACGGTGTTGTTAGAGTCCTTGATTACAAGGAAGGTTGTGATGCCGACGACGGTGCTCATAATCCGACCCTAGCCCGACTGGAACGAGAGTTCTTCATTGTCTTGAACGTACCAGCTTCGCCCATTTTTGCGCCGTCTTTTGCTGCCTTGGTCATGCCGGCACGGAACTGGTCTTCAGTAACGAAGCGCATTCCGTTGATGTCGGTGACGTTGTAGTTGACGCTGAGGTTTGCTGCGGTGCCACCTTGGTTCCCGCCATTGCGGTAGCGGTCCATTACTTCTGAGGTGTTGCGGTGGACATAGCCAGGCTGGTTGCCCATACTGAGCAACTCGGGGCCTTGTTCGCCGACGAGGTAAGTTCCGTTGGGTCGTGTCGGACCACCTGTTGCCAGTTTTGGCGGTGTAAAGGAGCCGTATCGACCACCTGTGCCGTAGTAAGAATTTGGCTCCAGTCCGGGAACACCTGTACTGCCTTTAATGGGTGTGCCACCACCACCACCCAAAATTCCGAGGGCTTTCATGATCAAAGCCTTGGCAATCATCTGGGTTGCCATGTCGATGAACGCTTTGCCGATGTTGGCGAACATCGTGCTCATGGCTTCTTGTACCGTTCCAGTGCCGGTGATGACGTTGGTGATGGCAGTGGACATTGCCGATCCAATCTCACCTTCAACTGTTCTCGCTAAATCAACGATTCGAGCTCTTGTGTCGTTGATGTATGTGTCAAGTTCCGTCATGTACTTTTTAATAGGGTCAGCAAGATCTTTTGCGTTAGTTTCAGCATTTTCAAAACCTTCGAGAAGTTTTCCGCGAAGTTTTGCGATTCGTTCAAGCTCTTTACGCTGTTTTTCCAGCTCTTCTGTGTTTTCTTTATCAATCTCCATGTTCCGTACTGCAAGCTCTAGATTGTCCAAACGAGCTAGGGCTATTTCTCTTTGTTTCTCAATTTGTTGTACGGCGATAGCGACTTGCTCTGACATACCGCCTTTCACCAGTTCAAGCACACGACTTTGGCTGGTCAACTGATCTTGTTGATTCCTAAGCAAGTTGTTGAGGTTTTGCTGGATGTCTAGACGAATATCGGAAGCCGTCGAGAACCTTTTTAAATTTGCAATTTGCTGCTCGGTTTCAAGCCCATCAAGCTTTGCTTGTGTGATTAAGTCTTCAATTCTTAATTGCTCTTCAGCAGCTTCTGTAACTCCAGAAATATCTACGCTGCTAAGAGCACCAACGGGATCTGCAGCCGATGGTAGTGCAGGGGATTGAGTTTCTTCAACTTGCTTCTGTGCTTCATTAAACTCTTTTCTAATCTCTTTGAACGTCGACAACAAGTTTTCTACAGACTCAGTTTCAAGACCAGCTTGTTTTAGTTTTTCAGCAAGCAGCTTGAACTCAAGCTCAATAACGTCAAGTCGTATTTCAGCTGCAAGTTTTTCAGCCTCAAATTTAGCTTTACCTACCGCGCTATCCATTTCATTACGCTTCACTGTAATTCTATCTATTTTTTGCTGTGTTTCAAGTTGTAGGTTAGAAATTCGTTTTTGCGTATCCTCAACAAAGCGAGCAGTGCGCAACTGAATTTTCAGAGTTTTGAATACGGCTTCTTCCTGAATACGCTTTTTCTTGTTCTCTAGTTCCAGGCTCTTTTGGGCATATTCACTAAACGCTTGGTTCAATGCAAGCGTGTCTGAAGCTACTTCAGGTCTAGCGCCGGAGATAACTAAATTTTGTTTGAGAGATTGTTGTTTAATTTGGTTTTGAAGTTGCAGCTGTCGTAGTTCATTAGCACCCTGCTGTGCCCTCAACTGAATTTCTGACCTCAGATGTTGCATACGCATGTCTTGCACGCGCCTTTCCACTGAAATCCGAATGTCTTCTAAGCTCTTTTCAAGGCTTTTACGCGCTTCAGCTTCTTGTCTGTCTAACTGTGCTCTTCTGTTAGCTAACTTTTCAAGACGGGCCATAGCATTGACGCCGCTCAATAGCAGCTCATTGCCTTTCAGCTCCAGCTGTAAATCTTCAATTTCTTGTTGTAGTTTTTGCTTTTCTGTCAGTTTGACCGGCAGAAGAATAGGGAACTCCCTTTCGATTTGTTTGATAAGTGGTGCAAGCTGCTTTCTAACTTCAGACTCGTCAACACGTCCCAGTCGGTTTCTAGGTAAGCCTTGTCTAATTTCCTGCGAACGCTGCCGTAAGCGTTCATTGACTGATTCTGGAACAGCTCCTTCTTGGATTTGTTTATTTAAGCGTTGGCGAAAATCAAAAAGGTCTTTTAGGTCTTGGTCAACACTCTTTCCTCCAAAAGATGGTAGCTTTAAAATTAGTTCTATTAGTTGACCAACAGGACCGATTAAGGTAGACAAACTTGCACTTAAGCGCAAGAAATTAGCGCTAGCTTGTCGAATTAAGCTGTCAACAGCTTGGCCAGCTTCTGTTAACTCTCGTACGCCTGCTTTGCCTAAAACTTTTTCTAACTCTTGTCGTGCTGCCGTTTCAGCTCGAATGGAAAGACCCAGTTCCGATAATGTGTCTAATCTTTTTTGGTCGGCAAGGCTTGCTGCTAGGGACTTTTGGCTAACAAGATCTAAGGTTCCTTCAAGAGTCAGCAAAGACCTTGCAGTACGGGCCGTTTCAGCAACAAAGCTATCAACAGCTCCACCGACGGCACTACCGACAACGCCGCCGAGGTCGCCAAAAAGTTCGCCAATAACGCCGCCCACAACAGCACCGGGGCCGCCGCCAAACAGTAAGGGAAACGCACCACCGACTAAAGCCCTTCCACCGCCTCGCGGTCTTCTTCTTCCTGGAGGCTCTTTCGGGCCTTGTATTCTTCCTTCACCTTCGGCACCCCGGCCTAAAAGGATGTCAACTCGGCTGATTTCTTGGCCCAGTTTTCGATAAGCTTGGCTGCCAATTTCAACCGTTTGTAGAAGGTCTTGTAGCTCAGCTTGATAGGTGTTTAAGCCGTTAATGCTCTTAGGTACTGTTTTATTAAGTGCAATAAAGTCGTCAACAAACCCTTCGCTAACGGCTGCTTCTACTTGCGCCGCCTTAAGCCTTTGGTTCAAAAACTCTCGCTGAATTTTAGTTGCAGCGTTTAAGGCATTAGAAAATCTGTCTGTTCCTACTTTTGCGTTAGCTGATAATGCTCGAAACGAATTTAATTGAGCGTTGAGGCCACCTAAAGTAGTAGAATAGATTTGTACTTTTTGTTCTTGACCATTAACGGTTCTAGTAAAAGTTCTGGCAGTGTTATCTGCACCTGCAACGTTAGCAGTGTATTCGTTGACTTCTTTAGCTAATTTTTTAACCTTTTCTGTTCCAACTCTTGCATCTGCAAAGGGGCTTCTTATAGGTTTTATGTCAGTAAGAAGTTTCTGTACGGTTCTTGCAGAAGCCTCTAGTTTGTCTAATTTTTCTAGACCTTGAACGCTAAGGCGCAGGACTTGGTTGTAAGTCGAACCAGCCACAGCACGCCTTAGATCCTACAAGTGAGTCTAGCGGCGTCGTTTTGCCTTCTCCATGGCTTTTTCTTGGTCCTCATTGAGTATTTGGAAATACGCGCTCCAGCCCAGCAACTCTTCCGGAGTCATTGAAGAACGGACTTCAGCAAGACTCATGCCTAGTTCTTTGGCGACAGCAAACTGAAGCATGAGCCAGCCGTCCTTTCTTAGCTGAGCGCTCAGGATTTTGGGTCCATAAGCTCTGACTCTTCTTGAGTCAGTACAGCCACCATCAAAGCCTGTAGATCTTTGTCCTTGACTTCGTGCTTAAGCACGTCAATTTCACCAGGGGCAAACAGGTTATTACCGTTGGGATCCTGCGCTTTGGCAATCAGTAGCTGTAGTGCAAAAGCAGTTGCTTCTTCTGATTTGGCGTTGCGTTGGGCACGCTCACGCTCAGCCATAGTCAGAGGAGTGACGTACATCTCGAAGCTCGAACCATCGCTGAGTTCGACAATCTTTTTGATTGGCTCGAGGTTGGCTGCTTGACGGAGACGATCGATTGCACGCAGAGATTTAGGAGCGGGCATTAGTTTTGTGAGTTATGAAATTACTGTAGCGGCGTTGCAATAAAAAAGACCCCGGTGTGGACCGAGGTCTTTGTCCCCTCTGAGTAGAAGGTTATCAGGACTTAGCGAAGTCGAAAGTCGGGGTGTTGGTGGGGCGGAAGCTGATTTCGACGGACTGGGCGTCATCAGGGTTGATGGCCAGGTTTGCAGAGATCAGGTTGGCTTCGAACTCGATAGACCGGGACTTGGTGTTATCGATGGAGCCGCTGGTGAACACCTGGTCGGTGTACAGCTTGAACTTGGCACCAGTTTGAATTCGTTGGATCACGTCCTCGACCATCCGGTTGCCCAGAGCGTCGTCGGTGTCGGTGAAGTAGACGGTTGCGCTACCGGAACCATCGGCAAAACCAGCGATGAACGTCTTGAACGGGACGTACTGGCCAGGAGTAGCGCCAATCGTGGTGACGTCGATTTCATCGCGGGTGATCTCGAAGGACCACTCACGAACTTGTGAGACCGAGGTGAAAGCGTCGTACTCAACCTGGAACTTGTTGGGGGCGGTTGCCGTTCCAGCGTCGGTGATGTCGACTGCAGAGCCACCGCTGGTTGCAGACACTTGCAGCACGCCGGTGCTGGCGGTGTAAGCGATGACGTAGTAGGTGGTGCTGGTAGACAGGCCGGCAGGCAGGGTGCCGGTGCCGGCGCCGCCGGTGGTGGTGTTGACAACGCTGAACTGGACGGGGTCGCCGACCTTGAAGTTCAGGTAAGGAGCAACGGTAATGTCGTCACCGGTGGTATCAACATCGGTCGTTGCAAACTGGCCCAGGGTGCCAGCAGGTTTGTAATACAGGGCACCGGAAGTGCCGGACAGAACGGTGGCGGCCATTGGCGTACCAGAGAATGAGGTTTTCTGCGGGCACTGCCCGGCTTTCTATAGGGTAGCCGCTCTAATTAAGAAAGAACTGTTGCTCTATAAGAGGTGTCTATCTGCCCTACAAAATGAGGTGAAGCGTCGTCTGATGAAAACGACGGCCCATCAATATCGCCTACCCTAAAAAAGACCCCTGTGCCCGTTTTTGCAGTCTCGTTCAACGTCTCGAGAACGTTGACAGCTGTCGTGATCAAGCTTTGGTTCCGGGCTGGGCCTTGACCTTTTTCAGTAAACACTCGAATAACGACCGCACCTCTTGCGTTGTCCACGCTGCCAGTCAAGGTAGCTTCATTGGTTACCCCAAAAGTAACATTTACGCGGACGTACTCTGTTGTAGTGTTTTTGGGTGCAGCAGTAATGTTGTCGAAGAAGACAGGAACTGAAGGAGACAGGTTGTTGAACGCTGTTAGTAGCGGGTTTTCTACAGCAGCTCGAATTGCCTGATAGTTCATTTGCCTTGCTCCGCCAGTGTTACCCCTACTTCTAGAGCTTTTAAAGCTCCGCCACCACCTAAATAGGTTCGGTACCAGTCGAGAGGGGCAGTTGTAACGGCTCCTCCCTCTGCATCTGTAACTACGTCACCACGGATCATAGTTCTGCGGGTTCCTTGATTAGCGATTTGACCATCAGGCTCTGGTGTGGGCCAGAAATAGTATTCACCTGGTGTTAGGTCCAAAGCAATTTCTGCATGAGGAGCCACGTTGTAAATGGTGTAACTAAAAATTTTTCCAATCAGCGCTGATCTAGACTCGGCGATTGAAAGTCCGATTTCAGGAACACTGTTTTCGGAGTAAGGGTAACTTGTTTTACTGCCAGGTCCTCCGGTATAAGAGTCAGCAACCCAGGAATTTTGAAAGGTTCCGCGCCAATCTGGACCTTTTTCTGCCAGGTCGTTCATCATTTCTACGGCAGCCAGTTTGGCTGAACGACTGACTAAAGCTCTAATGTCCCGGCCAATGCGGCTGAAGTCTTTTTTACCGCTTTTCTTGAAACGTTTTGCCATTACTGTGGCCTCGCGATGATGCTGTGCATGACAGGCTTGTCGCCACGCTGAGTTTTGACGTCGAGGATCTTGGCTTCGCGGGTTTCGCCAGCTTGGGTGTACTGGATGCGGTCAGCTTGCGTTGGGTAGTAATCGCCTAGCTCTTTGTTGCCGAAGATGACCTTGAGGTCGGTGGTCTGGTACAAGCCCTCAGACTCGCTGACGTTGACGCTGCTGATAAACGCACGCACAGTTACGTTCGTGTCCGCCCCAGCCACGGTGCCGGTGGTTGGGTCGTAGGTGCGGGGTGTGGTGGTTTTGATGTAGGTGATGTCGCGGCCCCAGTCAGTTAGTAGTGCCTCGGGGATGGATCCGAAAATTTCGTCAATGAGTGCCATATCAGCCTCGTTTCAGCTCCACCGCATAGTTCGTGGCTCCTGATTTCATGTAAGCGCCGAGGAATGATTCAAGCCAAGGATATACATCAAGGATGTTGTTGATAACACCGGGTGTTTGGCTGCTTTCTTTAAACTTGACTTTCAGATCACCTAATTCGACCCGGTCGTAAGTTCCCTGCGTTCCAGTGGTGCCGACGAGTGCTTCACCTTTGTACAGCAGTACATGAGCAAGCTCGAACGTGGCGTTTTTGACTTGCTCAGGGATGAAAGTGCATTTGATTTCAACGCCGTCAACTTTGTAGTCCTTGCGCGGCCACTTCAGTGCTTGGGTTGTGGTGCAGCGGATGCCGTAATACTCAAAGTTGTCTAAATACCTTGTTGCTGTAATTAGCACGCGGTTTTTCTTATCGTCTGAGCCGGTCCAGTGCTCGTCGTGAGGTACCGTCTGAAAATATGCGTCGGCCTCGGCCAGCGTTACGTAGCTGTTGGCCGAAGCACCTTGAAGAGTAGCGTCGATTGTTGCGGCCACGGCCTAGTACAACCTTTTTCTGAGTCTAGCTTTGGTCTTCTTTGCGGGTTTGGGTAGTACGCAGGCGTGGTAAACCGTTCCGCCGGTTAGTTCGATTTGTGCTTGGTACTCGCCTAGATCGTTTTTTGGGACGTCTATAAAGCTTTTTGTGTTATTAGTCAGAATGAAGAGTCGCACTAATTCCATGACAGCCCAAAAATCTGATTCAGATGCCTGCAGCGTAAAGAAGCCGTCTACCAAGGCTTGCGGGTTGAAAAAACCTGCAGCCGACAAGCCTCGGAAGTGGTCCGACGTCAGCAAGCAAATTATGAAGCTGAGGTCCAATGGTTCGACTGTTCCGGAGATTGCGGCTGAGTTGAAACTCAATTACGCACTGGTAAACCAACACTGCCTGCGGTCGTACAAAATGACCGTCCGAAGTGAAGAAGTGTTCGATCGCTGGGAGAAGAACCGGCTGGGCCTGGCTTGATAGGCAAGAAAAAAGCCCCCTTTCGGGGGCTAGCAGCTCCTGTTTCCTTTTTGAAATTATCAGGAGTAAGCGGTGCTGTCGAACGGAGTGTTGACAAGCAGACGCACGATGGGCACCATCTTGGTGGTTGCGAACACCAAGCCCCAGCTGCTGGTGTTAGCCAGGTTGCCGGAGGTTGCGGCGTTGGTGGGGTTGTCGCCAGCGGCGGCCCACTTGGTGCCGGTGATGTGGAAACCGTAGTGGTAATCCACAGCCAGGATGTCCTGCATGGACAGGATGTTCCGGTCGGCGGCGAGGCGCAGATCCTGTTGGATGCCCTCAGAGACAACGCCTGACTTGAACATGTAGACGGGGTACTTGACCGCGTGGGTTGAAGTACCACCAGCCAGATAGGTCAGCTGGTCGTCGATCACAACGCGCAGACCCGCGAAGGTTGCGACTTGGGGATCGCCGATGCCAACACCGCCGCCACCCCAGGACACTGCGCCGCCAGCGGCCAGAGCAGAGGTAGAGAAGGTCAGCATTCCGATCTGTTGCAGGTAATAAGCAACAGCGGAGTGCATGGCGATCGTGTCGATCTCTTCGCCACGCTCACCCAGCAGGTTCTTGGCTTCCAGGACGTTGCCAACGGAGATGTAGTTGGCTTCGGCTGGGGTTGCACCAGAGACGGTTGCGTCGTACTGGTTGGGTCCAAGGACGCCAGCGCCAGAGATACCACCAAACAGACCCAGCAGTTGGGCCTTCAGGGTGGCAGTCTTCAGCTTGTTGATTGCGGCGGTCAGCTGATTACGCACGTGGGCGAGAGGATCAGCGCCGGAACCAAGCTTGCTGAGGTCATCAGCGGCGTAGCTGAAGCCACGGTGCAGCAGAGTCATGATCTGCTCGTCGGCTGAGGTTCCCTGAGGGGTCAGGTAACCAGCTCCACCGGTGCCCCAGGTGGCGTTGCTGAGGATTTGCTCCTCAGTGGGGTTGATGGGGTCATGGAACGGCACACGCACGCGGGTACCGCCGGCACGGGCGTCCAGAGCGGCGTTGCGCTGGATGATGCCGCTTTGCACCCACTTCGATTGCTCGAAGATGCCTTCAGAGGTGTACTGAAGGAACTCGGGGCGGGTAACGAGATCCGACAGGAATGTTCCGCCGGAATAGTTTTCAGAAATAGCAGCCATTTGACGGGCCTAAAAGAGGGTTTGCGGAGCGTCCCACTAGGACATGCGGCCAGCTTCAGCTTTAAGTAGACGAGCCCTTTCCGGATCCTTATTGAGAAGAATCATCTGCTCGGTTACGTTAAAACTGTCCTTCAACCACGGGTTGGACTGGCCAGGAAGAGCGGTACTACGGGCACTACCCGCAACACCCATTCCGGCGGTATTTGTGGCTGCAAAGTGATGTTCGTAGCCACTGCCGGGATTTTTTAGGTTGGCCACATACTCGGCCACCGGAGTTTCTACGCCTCCGATAACAGCCACAGGCTGTCCATCTTTTGAACGCAGATTGTCCTCAACTAGACGATACAGCTGGTCCGGGGCTAATGCACCAGCACTCGACAACTGAGAGATAGCAGCCGCTTTAAGTTGCTCTTTTGAGTAACCCTGGCGGATGTGCTCTACTTCTGACTCTTTGTCAGTCAGTTGTTGCTTCAGTGTTGTAATCGTCTGTTGAGCGTCTTCCCACAGAGTCTTGTACTCGCCTGATTCGGCAAGTTTCGCTTCTTGGGCTTGTTTCTGAGCGGCTTGAACCGAATCAAGCTGTTGTTGCAGCTTTTCGCGGTTCTCTTTGTCCTTCCGACGCTCGTTGATGAGCTCGAAATTCTTTGCCTTCAGTGCCTCAAGTTGCGCAGAGAGGTCTTCAGTAACAGTCACAGACTGAGCAGATGCATTCTCCACAGGAGGTTGCGCTTGCTGTTCTTCAGACACGTTGTTTAGTAATTAACCAGTATTAGTCTACAGAATTCTCTTCAACTACATCTTGAGGTTGTTGTACTACAGGAGGCTCGGGTTTTTCGGCTTCGAACTGCTCAATTCGCGCTAGTTCTTGGTCCATGTCAACGTTGTCAGGCAAAATTTCGCCACGACGCAGTACTTCAAGCAGCATTTCGTCGCTGATCTTGCCGTTTTCGTTCAGGGCAGAAAGTACAGCGACATCTTGACCAATCAAGCGGTAGTAGTCAAAGTCGCGGTCCACCGTGATTGTTGGTGGCTCGATACCGACGTACTTGCCGGCCAATGCAAAGGCTTGATTGAGAGCGCTTTCAAGTTCTTGGCTGATAATCGCCAGCACTGAGTTGCTCTGCGCTTGATCAATGCGTTTGGCCTCAGCTGACTCGGCGACAAATTTCTGGCCGAAGAGTTTAGTGACGCCCAACGTTGACATTTGACCCTCCAGTGACTGGAGTTCTTGCATCTGTGCGTCGAAGCTGGTGGCGTCGGCCTGCACGTAGTACGCCTTGTTGCCGGGCTGCATGGCGATGGCGTAGTTAACGCCCATTGATGCCGCGCCGGTTGTGTCATCCCAGCCCTCGAGGACCAGGGTTGGCATTGCAGCGATGTGTAGTGCGTGGATCAGGTCAGCTTGTCGCTGATAGTGGGTGATATTGAGGTTTGCGATGTCAAGCAGGGGCGGTTGAGAGCGCAACATGCCCCGGCGGTTGCTGTAAATGGGCACAACCGGAATTTCATCCAGGCTGAATCCTCCGGTTTGGGAGAACTCGACGACATCCTCTCCCAGCGTGTACAAGTCATAGCGTCCCGGGTAAATGACCCGCATCTGTTCGACTTGTTCCTCGCCGAAGTCGTTTAGAGGCCGGGTGGTGTACTCATGAATTCTGATTTGGGTAAGGGGACTTCCAGGTTGGGTGTAGTCGGCTTGCCGCCAGCCCCAGATTTGAGGCGCTTCAACGTGGCAGAAGTAGGGGCGTCGACCCTCGGCACGCTCCTCTGCAAGATTTCGAGCACCAGTAGCGGCGGGATAGTCAACCAAGATAGCGCTATGGCCATAAGTAAGACTGCTAACGAGAGCACGACGCGCATATTCATTAATGTTGGAACCTATGCCATCAATATTCTCGCTCAGTTCTGTCCAGTACGCATCCCCCTCAATTTGGATGGGTTTGCGAAGAATTGCACCGGCCGCAGTTTCAATTAGGCGGCTGGTATAGGGCGATAGGACGCTGCGATCAACTCGAGTCTCATAAGCCTCATCATCTTCTCGGGGTTCTTGCGGCAAAAATTCATCGCTGCAATCGCGAATAAAGTTTGTTCCGCGAGTGACGGAAGCCATCACCTTCCAGTCGGCCATCATCGCGATGACGTCTAGATCCCTGACGAACGGTGATTCGCTGACTACAGCGCCCGTTGGTGGAATGTTTGCGCTGTAGACCACGGCTTTAGTTCTACTTTTTACTATTTTGGCAGAGGCTCACCACTTCACACGATTAGCCCAATAAGCCGCAGACATCTTTCCTTTCGCAATGTTCTTTGCATGGCGCGCTTTGAAAGACTTATTACGGGCGCTGCCTTTCGGGCTGCCCTTGACGCCTTGCTGTCCAAAACGAATAAGTTTTACTCGATCACCCTCTTTTGCAAGGACAGCATGTGACTTTTTGGGGTGGCCGGGTGTGCGTTTTGGCTTGTTGTAGCCACTAAATTTTTCGCCTCGACGCTCAATCGCCATCGTCTTCGACCGAGATCATGACTTCTATACCGGATGCTAGGCGCACCATCAGCCCAGCGAAGTCTTCGACGTCGTTGGGGGTCATGAATGTGAAGGTCGCGATTGTGGTGTGGCTATCTGCATCCACGTCGATGTGTTTGCAGTAACCGGGAACAATCCGTGTACCCATTACTTCTTCTTGGGTTTGCGCTTTTTGGCGGTCTTGGCGGAGTCTTTGAAGTCTTTGGCGGTTGGTGCGCCTTTTGAACCAGGCTTACGCATTTTTTCGCCAGATCCAGCTGCAATACGTTTCCGTTTTGCATTGATGTTGGCGTACAAGCCGCGCTTTTTACGCATGGTTCCAGCCGTCAATAATTAGATGCTACTTCTTTTTGCCGGTCTTCTTCATCGACTTTTTCTTTTTGGCTGGACGACCGCGTTTTGATCCGTAAGTTCCAGGGCCTTGGGGCATTGGTTCACTAAGTCAGATGAGGCCAGCCTAGTTGGAAATCACGAAGCCACACGTCTTCATCTACAGGACGAGACCTGATAAACCTGGTCAACGTGGCCTTTAGCACGCTTAAAGGCATGTCAAGCTCCTTTGCTTTTACGGCGACGTTCGTTTGCCCTTTGTAGAGCTCGTACAAGGCTTCTTCTAGTTCTGGAGTCACTTCGAGCTTTTCTTTTTACCCTTCGCCAAAGATTTGAGATAGCCCTCGCACCGCGCCTTAGCAGGGTTTTTGCTCCCTTTGGCAGCAGGTTTCTTTTTCTTCGATGAACCCGACGAGCCACGCATAACTTGTTAGGACGCTTACCACACACGATAGTTCGTGGCCCCGATGTTCTCAGGTTTAGCCAGGTTGAATACTTGTAGGCATAAGTAGCCCAAAGCATCGAAAGCATGGTCAACACCGAGGTTTTTGTTGGGTAGGCCCGTCCCAGGGGCGTAGGTCAGGGTGCGAAGGGACTTAATTAGTTCTTTGCAGCGGGGGTGGATGAACAGGCGGCGGGTGCCGGTGGCGTCGAGGAGGGCGGTGTTGACGCAGGTGATCTTGTCGCGGATCTTCCAGGGGGCCTTGGGGGTCGACACGGTGAAGCCGGATTTGCGCAGGATGCTGTGGTCCGTTGTTCCGACGCCTTGGGTTTTGCGGGCACCGCCGGTGGGGTCAGGGCAGCTAATGATGCGGCGATCCACGCCGTAGCGGCGTTGGACCTCTTCGCAGAAATCCCAGGTGGTTGCGCCGCCGGTCATGATAATTTCGTCGAAAACCCAGAGCACGTCGCCTTTTTTGACGGCGCAGATGCCGGACATGGGGTCAACGTTGAAGTCGACGCCTAGTAGGAGAGGGAGGACCGGGAGGTCTTGGACTTCCTTGGAGATGTTGGCGTCGGCGAAGCTGATGGCGACGAGGCCACTTAGGTTCTCGAATGACGCTTCGAATTCCTGGCGGAATGTGCGCGAGTCAAGTTGAGCTCTTGCGGCTTGAACCTCCTCTGGTGGTACGTTTCCGCCTTGGATGGTTGTGAAGCACCAGCGTTGCCAGTCGTTTGTTTTGTCTTCTGGGACATAGCACCACATGTCATAAAACCAACTTGCCGTACCGTCTGGGGTGCTAATGAAAAGCGCCCAGCCTTGTTTATCGGCGAGGGCAGGGCGGATGACTTCGAACCAGACGCTGGAGTCCATGAAGGCGGCCTCGTCGAGGACCACGCCTGAGAGGCTGCGGCCACGAAGAGCCATAGCGTTTTCGGTTCCTTTTAGTTCGATGGTGGAGTCGTTGATAAGTTCGATCTTGAGATCGGTTTCGTTTTTGCTGCGGATGTATTGAGGTGGGATGATCTTTTTGAGGACTTTCCAGGCGATGTCTTTCGCCATGCGGTAAGTGGGGGCGCAGTAAAAGAAGGTTTCTCCGGAACGTGCCAGGGCTTTTGTGAATAGTTCTATGCAGGCAAGGTATGACTTGCCAAAGCGGCGGCCTGCGACAAGGACTCGGAAACGTTTTTTGCTGTAGAAAACTTCGGATTGCGCCTTTTTGAGGCTGATGTTAATCGTATTGCTCATTTTCGATGTCGATTACTTCGGCTTCGGGGAGTTGAGTGGCGTCTGATCCAGCAATTTCGGGCGGTGGTTCGACGGTGACGCGGATTTCGGGGAGGGAGCTGGTTTGTTCGGGCATGTCGCAGCCAACCTGACGTGCCAGGGAGTCGAGCACGTTGGCTGCGGTTTGCATTTGGCCGCGTTTCATGGCGGCGTTGAAGAGGCGTTGCCGTTGCATAAAGATGCGGCTTGCCATTTTGGTGCGTTCGCGCTCAAAATCTTCGGCAACTAGGTCATAAACGCCTTTCCAGTCGCGCCAGGCCGTGGCGATGCCAATTTGTTCTTTGGCGGCGTGTTCCAGGACGAGTTGTCGGACGGGAAGACCTTCTAGTTGGCGTTTGTAGAGGCGTTGGATGCGGGCTTGTTGAGCTTCTTTGGTGCTTTTTGGCCCGTAAGGACGCTGTCTTTTTATCTCATCTTGCTTTTCTGCTTCGCCTTTAAAGCC